TTTTACGCGGCCCAGAACAAGGGCACCATCAAAGGCACCCACTTCGCTCGTAAGAACGTGAAGTAGTTGGTGGTAGAATGGGCGTATGCCAAGATACGCCTCATACGGAAGGCTGGATAGTCAGCTTGTTGATGATGGAGATACGGCCTTTGTCCGTCTCAATCAGAGGCTGCGCCCAGACCAGTTGAAGTCTGGGGAAGTGGCCGTTAGCCAGAACGGTCGCATGGATGTGGATGGGGCTTGGCAGACCCGCAAGGGCTATAGGAACGTATTTGGAAACATTGCCAATTCTGGCTCGGCTCTGGTCATTCCATTTAACCTGAATGATTCTTCCCCGCCCAGCATCAACGATGCGGCGGTGGCCGCGATCTATGGAACCTGCCTGTATTCCGATCCAACGACCTCCAATACGGAGTATATCGCGCTGGCTACGACAAGTTCAGCTAGATTGATCAATACGGCCACAATGGCCGAGACGATCATCAATTACCCAGCAGGTCAGACCGTTGAGTCTGAATGCACGCTTCTTCAGGCTTTTGAGAACCTATTTCTGTTCAGGGATGGTAAGATAGCGTTTGAGTGGCATGGGTTTGTCCCGACTATCGTCTCTGCATTGCGGCAGGGAAATGATGTTCGCATCACCGTAGCCAGCCATCATCACATTCAGAAGGGTGACACAATTATTGTTGCTGGAATCACCTCATACGGAGCAACTAATCCCAACGGTACTTTTACGGTTAAAAACGTAACAGATACAGAAATCCGCTACACCAACTCAGGGTCTAATTCAAGTGGTTGGAATGTTTCTGCGGCAACAGTAACTACTACGTTTGAACTGGTTCCCAACGGAAACTACACTCAGCCTGTAGTCTATGACACAGCCATGAACACGGACATCGTGGATGGCGTAGTTACGGTTGAAGCTACGGGCCATGTCATTGAAGTTGGTGATTTGGTAATGGTTAGTGATCGCGGAACTACTGATCTCAATCCTCTAACGGAATATCGGGTGTTTGAGATTACCGACACTACCTTCTCATTCAGAGCGGATGCGGCGGATGTCACGGATGCAACCATCGCCGTAGGCAAGCGTCAGTCCATTGGGCTTGGTTTCACCCATATGCCAGCCCCGCCTTGGGCCATCTACCACCAACGCAGGCTGTGGATGCCGTTCAACTACTCCATGAGTGGAACGTCTGGCAATCCGACGATAACTTCTAGGAACACGAAGGATGAACTCATTGCCTCTGACATCCTAGACCAAGATACCTATGACCAGATTGAGAACCAGTTCCGCATAGCTTCTGGAGGCGCGGACTACATCGTAGGCTTACAGCCCTTCGCTGAGGACAACCTAGTCGTCTTTGCGCGTAATTCCATCCATCTCATCAGAGGAGTAGGCGCGGATTTGGGCAACTCCTCCGTACAGGAAATCACCCGAGAGGTGGGGTGTGTGGCTCGCAAGTCTATCGTTCAGATAGGTAATCAGATTCTATTCCTGTCGGACAATGGGGTATATGCCGTTGACTTTGACCAGTTGTACAACCTGCGCGGGTCTTCGGTTCCTCTGTCCGAGCAAATCAATCCGCTTGTAGCCCGTATTAACAGGTCTTATGCGTCTGGGTGTGTCGGAATCTATCACGACAATCGTTACTACCTAGCCGTTCCGTTGGATAGTTCCACGGTGAACAACGCCATCCTGATTTACAACTTCCTCAATCAGGGCTGGGAGTCACTTGATCTGATTGACAGTGCCAACTGGAACATCATTGGGTTTGTTCGTTCTGGGGCTGGTACGACCAATCGGCTGCATACGATCAGCAAGGAGGGTGGCATCCACATGATTGATGAGGTGGGAACCCGAGATAACGACTACAACGATACGGTGTGCTTGTCGCTGTCTTCTCCTGCAACTGTCACTACTCTTGCCATCAACTCAATCCTGACAACCCGTCAGTATACCTATTCCACGATGGACAGGAAGAGATTCAACTCCTACGAACTCCATCTGGAGAGCGCGAGCAATGTTGAATCTGATGCCAGCATTTCGTCTGAGATTGAAAACCCAGATGCCACCGTAAGCATTGGAAGTGTTTACTCCATCTTTGGTAATTACGTCCCTTCGGCTGAGGACATCTCCCTTCGTGGACGTATTGGTAATCAGAGGGGCTATGGAGCCCAGCTAACCATCACTCCCAGCCGTGGACGCCCCAAGGTGAGAGCAGTTAAGATTACGGGTGCGCTTCAGAACGGTGGAACCACATCTGCTGAATAATGGGCATCATCAAGTCAGGATACACGTTCACTGATCGGAACGAGGACTGGGCTACGCGCAAAGCGACAGCCATTCGGCTGAACAAGCTGATTGAGGAGGCTTTGTGGAATGGGGCTACCAATTCAGATGGATATGCCCCTGATGATGGCATTACGCCAAACGATCCTACGAGCCTGTCATATAGCTCTGGAGTGGAGTCTATCCAGCTTAGCTGGCTTTGGACGCAGAACACTCCTGCCCTAAAGACGTGGATTTACGAGAGTGACACTTCTACTCTTCCTGCCTCTCCTTCGTTCTCTGTTGGTCAGGACCAGCGTACATTCTTTCGTGAGAATCTGGTGGCTGGAACCACTCGCTACTACTGGATCAAGGTTGAGGCTAGAAATGGACGGTTTTCCAATGTAGTTGGACCTGTGTTTGCCACCGTAGCCACTTGGCCTGTCACGGACACGATTACGACCAATCTGGCAAAGAAGATTACGCGGTCTGCCACTGCCCCTGTAGCTCCAAATGAGGGGGATGTGTGGATTAACACGTCAGAGAACAACATACTCTATCGTTACGAGTCTGGGGTATGGAACCGCTATCAGGACACGCGGGTGGACAGCATTGCGGATGAGTATGTCTTGATGGTGACGCCTACTGCGTCTGGTCCAAGCCAGCGCATCCTAGGCTTCAGGGCGACGAATCAGGATGGTGGGAAGCTTATTTCCTCGGCCACTAGGTCAGCGAGCGTAGTCACAATAGTCACGTCCACGGATCACGGCTACAGCAATGGCAATCTGGTGAGCATGACTGGTCTGGGGTATTCCACGACCAATCCGAATGGTTCGTACACGGTGACTGTGAGCAACACCACCACCTTCACCTACTCCCTGCCTTCTGGTGGTGGTACTGAAACCTACACTGTCAGCGGGGCCTACACAGCCAAGGGAACGCAGTTTGTCATTGAGGCCGACTACTTCTCCATCATCAATTCGGACGGAACTGCCCAAGAGTCTCCTTTCACGGTGAGTAGCGGTGTGGTGTACATCAAGAATGCCCTCATTCAGGAGGTGTCGGCTAGCAAGATTACGTCTGGACAAATCACCAGCAGGTCCATTACGATTAGCGACGGAACCACTCCCGGCTCTGGCATTCTTGAGTCTTCAGGATTTACCAGCGGATCGTCAGGGTGGAGAATCAGGGGAACTGGAGACGCGGAGTTCAACTCACTCACGGTGAGGAATGGCATCCTGAACATTCCTAGGGTTACGGGCGGATGGCTGAAGCTTGATGGTGCCTGCCAACTAACCAGCACTACTACTGATGGATTTGACACATCAATCATTCGTGTAAACGGAGGTGGCGACAACGGAGATACCCGTGGCGGTCAGCTTGATGTGCTTGGTAATGAGTACACCAGTGTTCCGGGGTACAATGGTTCAGTTCTCCTGACTCCGGGCAATGTCACCAATGCGACGATAAGGCTTCGCAGCAAGGGAGGATCAGACCGTCTGATTGTCCGCGATGATGGGGACGTAAAGATAACCCCATCAACAGGTCTTTACGTTGAGGGAACAAACGGAGGTGGACTTATCCGCAACTACCACTATGCTGGTACTCCTAACTTTGAGGGATGGAGTGCGGATGGTTCACCTGCTTCACCAACTGCAATCCCATCAGGGAGAATCAGCGCGTTCAAGTTGGTTGGATATGATGGAAGCACTTGGTCTGGAAATGCTCAGATTAGGCTAAAAACATCTGAGGCATGGACTACCACTGCACACGGAACAGAGATTGAGTTCCGCGTAACCCCTGTTGGAACTACTGGGGAGATTTCAGCAGTAACGATTGATGACAGCGGTCAATTACAGCCGGGATACGGACTGAGCGTTACTGGAACCACCTTCTCAAGCGGAACCATCTCATCCAACGGTCAGATTAACGCTGGAGGTCAGGTTAGTGGTTATCTGGTGAAGGCTACGAACAACGGTACGGCAGCAGCCCCTGCCTTCACGTTTTCCGATACCGACACTGGGATGTACTACGATAGTACCGACAAGATTGGATTCTCAGGAGGAGGTACGGCTAGGCTATACGTCTCTTCAGATCGTGTAACTATCGACAATGTTTTGAAGCTAGTTAGCACTGGTGGAACCACCCCGGCTGGCGTTCAGGACGGGACCATCTGGTATGATGGTACTGATTTCAAAGCTAAAACAGGCGGCACTGTCTACACCATCAATCTCGTCTAATCATGCCCATCCTATCCAAAGGCACCACCTTCACGTCTCCTGACACGGTCACTTCGACCAAGCTCAACAACCTTGTTGATGCTGCTACTTTTGCTGCTGGGGCTGTGGATGATTCGACTACGGCTCTGTCCGGTGGTAGGATCATCGTAAGGAATGCTGGCATCACTCCCACCAAGCTTTCGCAGGGAGGCCCAACATGG